GGTGAGCGCGGCCATCGAGAACGCGGGGTTATTGAACGGATTCAGCATGGGTCGTGCTCTGCGGGAACTGACGGACGAGGACGCCGAGCGCCGCCAGCTGCGCGAGGGCGGCGGCGGTCTGTTCGGAGGTGAGAGAAGCGGGCAGCACCAGCGCGCCGCCGAAGACGATGGCGTGACGCGCGACGATCACGCTGCGACGACGTTCGGTCGCGGACGTGGTCACCGCTTCGATCAGGACGCCGGCGACGGTCTCGCGACCATCGCTGGCGGTCGGATCGAGGGCGACGATCTCGCGGGTGGCGGTCACGCGACCGACGACGGCGCCGAGCGCGAGGACTTGGTTCGAGGCGACGACCACCTCGTCGCGCGAGTACAGGTTCGGCGCTTCGTACTTGAGCAGATCGCCGAGGGTCATCGGTTCATGGAGAACGGGCATGGCTCAGGCTCCTTGCGGGTGGGTCACGGCGATACGCCTGCGCACCGCATCGAGCACCGGATTGGCGGCGGTGGCGGTGGCGTTCGCCACGTTCATCGAACCGGGCGAGTTCCCTGCGACGTGATGGGAGGCGATCTCGACCTGATCGGCGCGGGCCTGCAGCAGCACCTGTCGCACCTGCGCCGCGCTCATGCGTGCGGCGAGGAACTCGCCGGTGCGTTCGGGGCAGCCGGCGAGCAGGCACAGCTCGGCGATGGCGACGGCTTCTCCTTGCGGATCGGTGGAAGGCGGCGCGACGGACGCGGTCGGCGCCGGCAGCGCGGCGGGCGCGACCGTGGGCACGACGGCGGCCGGTGCGGGCGCGGTGGGCGCAGCAGGGGGCGTGGACGGCGCGGGCGCCGCCTCGGTGGGCAAAGTCATGGAAGTCTCCGTGAGAGGGGGAAGCGCGAGCCGCGCGGGTGATGCGGGCGGTTTGGGTGAAACGGACGAACGTCCGAGGGCGGTGGCGAAGTCGGCGAGGACGGCATCGAAGGGCGCGACCGCATCGGCCAGGCCCGCCGTCACCGCGTTCTGACCGAAGTACAGCGCCGCTTCGGTCGCACGCACGGCGTCGGCATCAAGCCCGCGCATCGCGGCGACGTGATCGACGAACAGGGCGTAGAGGCGATCGATCTCGGTCTGCAGCGCCTCGGTCGCCTGCGGCGTCAGCGGCGCGTGCGGGGTGGCATCGTTCTTGTGCGCGCCGGCATACAGCGCGGTCACGCTCAGACCGTTCTGCGCGTTGCGCACCGACTGGTCGATGTGCAGCGCGATCACGCCGATGGAGCCGACGCCGCCGGTCTGCGCGAGGGTCACGCGCTGCGCAGCGGATGCGAGGGCGTAGGCGGCCGAGAACGCGCTGTCGCCGGCATGCGCCCAGATAGGTTTGATCGCAGTCGCCGCGCGGATCTGGTCGGCCAGCTCGAACACCCCACCCGCCTCGCCACCGGGCGAGTCGATATCGAGCAGGATGCCGGCCACGTCCGGACTGGCGAGCGCCGCATCGAGGTCCGCTGCGATGCGCGCGTAGGCCGTCAGCCCCGACATCGCGTCGAGCCCGAGCGCGCGGCGGACCAGCGTGCCGTGGATCGGAATCACGGCGATGCCGGGCATCGTCGGCACGGGGTCCGACGCCATCGGCGCGGCCGTCGGCAGCGCGAGCCCGATGGACGCCGTCTCGACCGGCGCCAGGCCGATGCGCGGACCGAGCACGGCGAGGAGCGTGTCGAGTTTGGCGCGCGCGATCAGCAGCGGCGTCCCGTACAGACGGGACGCCAGGTGGACGAGGGAAGTCATCAATTCGCCTGGGAAGGTGGAGCGGTGTTGGACGGGGTCGAACGACCCTCGTGACGGGGATCGGAGTCGAAGCGCAGGCCCAGCGCATCGGCGCGGGCGTTGTCGGCGGCGATCTCGTGGTCGATGTCCTCGGCGTCGTAGCCGAAGCTGGAGATCGCTTCCGAACGCGAGAGCAGGCCACCGCGGATCGCTGCGATCATCGCGTCGAACTCCTTCTTCGGATCGACCCATTGCCAGCCCTGCGCGATCCATTTCACCGCGAGGTACTGGCGTCGGCGCGCGACACCGCCGCGCGCGTAACCGGGCAGCACCAGCGCGCCTTCGAGCACCGCCTGCGTCATCCACGCCCGCCACAACGGGCGGCACAGCTGGTGGACGATCACGCCGTGCTGAATCGCCTCGCAACGGCGACGGAACTCCAGCAGACCGGCGCGGATCGACGAGTAGTTCAGTTGCGACAGATCCCCGGTCAACATCTCGTAGGTGATCCCCATCGCCGCCGCGACCGCGCGGAACTGCTGGCGCATGAACTCGGCGTAGCTCGATCCCACATCGGCCGGCTGCGAGAACTTCACGTCCTCACCGGGTTCCAGGAACTGCATCGTCCCCGGCTCCAGGCTGGCCATCGCCACGCCCTGCGCATCGGCCTCGTCCTCTCCGAGCAACGGGTCTTCCAGCCCACCGCGGGTGATGAAGCCCGCGAACATCGCCGCGGTCTTCTTGCGCACCAGCTCCGCGTCGTCGTACTGGTCGAGTTCGTGCAGCTTCACCAGCGCCCGCGCCAGCCACGGCTCGCCGCGGATCTGGCCCGGCCGCAGCGGCCGGAACAGGTGCAGGATCTCGTCGGCCGGCACGCGCACGGTGTCGAGGCCGCCGTGCGCGGACATCGGCGCGAGCATCCCGTCGCCGGGGTGGCTTTTGTACAGGTGGTAGGCGACGCGCACACCGATGGCGTTGAACTCGATGCCGGCGCGGATCACGTTGCCGTTCGGCAGTTCGCGATTCAGCGTCGTCGGCAGGTGTTCGGGTTCGAGCAACTGCAGTTGCAGGCCGACCGCGAGACGATCTTCGGGACGCCGGTAACGCAGCCGCACCAGGCACTCGCCGCCTTCGAGCATCGCGCGACAGGCCAGCGCCTGCAGACCGTAGAAGTCGGTCAGGCCCGCCGCGTCCGCCTCCTCGCACCAGTCGCGCCACAGCGCCTGCACCGCCTCGCGCTGGGCGAGATCGTGCAGCATCGATTGCGGCTTGATGCCGGTGCCGATCGCGTTGGCGACGAACGCCTCGACGCCGGTCGCCGCCCAGGCATTGCGACGGACGAGGTCGCGGCTCTTGGCGCGCAACTCGTCCTGCGCGAACGCGAGCGCCGCGACCGCACCGGGATTGCCGACCTGCCAGAAGCGGGCGCGACGTCCGCCGCCGACGCCGTCGTAGGTGGGCGACGCGCCGAACAGCCGGGCGCGCAGCCGCGACCACCAGCTCATGCGCTCAGGTCGCCTTGTCGGTGTTCACGACGACACGACGGGGGCGACGCCTTGCGGTGCCTGCGGCGATCGCCTGCTCTTCAAGCCCGCGTCGGACGACGCCAATGGCGGCGATCAGGTCGTCGACCGAGCGGTACTCGACGGTGCGATCGCCGAAGGTGACGCGCTGCTCGCCGGTCGCGAGCGCGCGTTCGAGCGCCGCGAGTTGTTCGGGGGTGTAGGCCATGCGGCAGGTCTCAACGGTGGAGCCAGCGGCTCTTGACCACGCGCCGACGACTCGGACGCGCGGATGTGGAAAGGCCACCGTCGCCGGTGGCCTCGTCTGGGGGTGTCGTGATCGCCATCGGTGGCGGATCGGGCGCCTCCTGGATCCCGAGCGAGCGCTCCAGTTCGCGCCAGTGCCTGTGCTCGAAACGATCCAGTCCGGCCGCCGCCGCCGCGGCGCGCGCGTACACGTAGCAGTCGAGCGCCTCGTTGCGCTCGCGCAGCTTCTGCCACTCGCGCACCGCATAGCCGTTGCGGTCCCGTCGCGTGATCAACTGCTCCGCGCACAACTGCTGCAGGAACTCGGCGTCGATCTTCGGCAGGTGGATGAAGCCGGCCGGATACACCGGCGTCAGGCCATCGGCCGCCACGTCGGCGTGCAGGCGCAGATGCTGGTACAGCGCCTGCTTGGCGATGCCGACCACGACCGTGTAGAGCTTGATGCCCCGGCGCAGCTTCCTGCCAGCCACGGTGACATCCACCGCCGTCGGCGTACCGACCAGTGCCGCGCCGCGCGCCGCGCCCTTCACCGCCATCACCCGACTGTCGCGGCAGGCGCGCACGAAGGCGTAGACCTCCTGGGTCGCGAAACCGGTGTCGATGGCGAAGCGCGCCAGCGGCAGCTGCGCCCCGGCGTCGTGCGTCCAGGTCTCGCCGAGCAATGCGCGCAGTTGCGTCCACACCGCATCGCGCGCGGTGTCGCCCATCAGCACGCGGTGTTCGATGAGCCACGCTTCCTTGCCGCGACCGAAGGCCCAGACCGAGACCTCGATGCGATCCTTCTGCACATCGGCGCCACCCACCAGCAGCAGGCCACCGCGCGGCACCGTGCCGATGCGGTAGTCCTCGCGCCGCTCCAGCAACTGCTGCCAGTCAGGCGCCTCGCCCTCCTCGACCCAGGTCTCGCCGAGTTCGGTGTTCTTGAAGGTCTTGATCGCCGAGGCCGAGCCGGTGGTCTTGTCGGTCGCGCTCTCCCAGGCGGCGGCGATCTCGCGCCAGCTGCGCCAGCCCACCGGGCTGTACAGCGACGAAAGGTGGAATCCGGCCGTCCGGCCGTTCCCCGGTGCCGTCGCGCGCCACTGCCCATGCTCAAGCATCCACGTCTTGTGGTGCTCGGCGATCGGCTGCTCGCAACCTTCGCAGATGTAGGCAGCGGTTTCAGGCTGGCCGCGCTCCCAGCGCAGCCGCTCGAACTTGAACCACTGCGCATGCGCGCAGTGCGGGCACGGCACGAAATACCTGCGCTGGTCCGATGCCTCGTACTCGCGCTCGATGCTGCTGGCGCCCGCGATCGTCGGCGTCGAGACGATGAAAATCTTGCGCCGCGTGAAGGTGCGTGTGCGCGCCTCCGCCAGCGAGATCGCATCGCCCTCCCCTTCGACGTCGAGCGGGTAACCATCCACTTCGTCGAGGAACAGATACCGCACCGGCATCGAGCGCAAGCCGACCGCGCTGTTCGCGCCGGTCATCACCAGCACGCCGCCGCGGAACTCCTTCGCCAGAATCGTGTTGCCCGCATCGCGCGAACGTGCGGGTGCGATCAACGCGGCCAGCACCGGCGACTCCTCGATCAGCGGATCGATCCGCTGCTTGGAGTTGCGCTTGGCCATCTCCACCGTCGGCCAGACCGCCATCATCGGTCCGGGCGCGTGGTGGATCACGTAGCCGATCCAGCAACTGCCCGCTTCGGTACCGCCGATCTGCGCGCCCTTCATGAAGACGACGCGCTCGATCGGCGAGGCCGGCGAGAGGCAGTCCATGATCTCGCGCAGGTAGGGCGTGCGCGCCGTGCGCCAGCGTCCCGGCTCGGCCGCTGCCTTGCTGGACAGCATCCGGTGCTGGTCGGACCAGTCCGACACCGACAGCAGCGGATCGGGGGTCAGACCCTCGTGCCAGGCGCGCTCGATCTCGTGCGCGCCTTCGTAGTCGAGCATTCCTGAATCCTGTTGCGATGCGGCGTCGGCCGCGCTTGGCTTCTGCGGCGAACAGCGCGTACATGCCGTCCCCGGTCAGACGACCATCAAGGAACACCGCCATGCACGCCGCCCTGCACATCGACCCGCTGCACACCGATCTGTTGCTCATCCGGCAGCGCATCGAGTCGCTGTACGCGGCCTACCCCGACGACGAGGACTTCCAGAACGGCCTGAACTTCGCGGTCAGCGGCATCGAACAGGCGCTCGGCGCGGCCGGCGGTGAGCCCGACACGGCGATGCCTGCCAGCGACTCCCTCGACGGCATCGACAGTTCACTCGCCGAGCTGCACATCCGCCTCGACACGCGCAGCGACGAACAGAACGACGATCCGGCCCGGCACGCGCGCCTTGCGATGGTCGATCACCTGATCCAACAGGCCTGCGCCCTCCTCGTGGGCTAATCCACCTTCACCCGCACCTCGCCCAGTTCGGCGAGGTGCGTGCGGACCGCCGCTTCCAGCGCCAGATGCATCGCGTGCGGATCGACCGCCAGCGTCGCCGCCATCTGCGCGGACACGCGCGCCGGCCAGTTCAACCATGCGTCGCGCTCGTCGCGCGCCAGCTTGAACACGTGCGCCACGACCTGCGAGCGTTCGACCAGTTCGCCCTTCAGGCGTGCCAGCCTCACCTTGTTGGTCTGCGCCTTCACCACTTCGTTGACGGTGCGTGCCTGCAGCAGCGACGCACCGCCGGCCGGTAGCGCCGACGCGCCCGCGTCGCGGCCCGTGTCGCGCCCCATCTCCGCCGCCTCCGGCACCGCCACGCGCGGTGCGCGCGCCTGCGTGCCGCTGCGCGGGGGCGCGGAATTGCGCGCCCACTCCACGTCGGCCTTCGCCGCATCGATGGTGCCATCGGCCTCCGGTGTGACGCGCCCGGCACGGATCGCCTTGTGAACCGCGGTGTCGGTGACGCCGCGATGGCGCGCATACGCGCGGATCGAAATTCCCATCCGAATGGCCGAAAGGACTTGATTTCCAGGGTGAACAGTGCATGCGCGGATGACAGTCCGTCTGTTCGCTTAACGCGTTGCGGTCATGCGGAACACCGCTTGGCTTTGGTCGGGAACAGCGCGTTCATCCCATCGCGCCAACCGCACCCACACCACACACCGCACAGGAGCAACGCATGAACACCGCAACGACCGCCAAGCCGATCACGCTGAACGACACCCAGACCGCCGTGCTGACCCACGCCATCGACCGCACGCAGGGCAAGATCGAATGGTTCCCCGACACCATCAAGGGCGGCGCGCAGAAGAAGGTCATCGAGGCCTTGTTCGTGCGCGCGATGATCATCGGCCACCACGGCGACTGGATCGTCACCGACGCCGCCTACGATGCGCTGGGTCGCGCGCGCCCCGCCGCGCAGGCCACCGCCGAAGCAGCGACGCCGGCCGGCGAGAACGCCGCCAAGCCCGCACGGAAGTCCGCGCGCAAGGCCGCGAAGCCGACGCAGGACACCACCGCGTCGGGCGACGGCGAAACGCCCGTACCGCGCACCCGCGAGAACAGCAAGCAGGCGCAGGTGATCGCCATGCTCAAGCGCCCCGAAGGCGCGACGATCCCGCAGATCTGCGAAGCGACCGGCTGGCAGGCGCACACGGTGCGCGGCACCTTCGCCGGGGCCTTCAAGAAGAAGCTCGGCCTGACCGTCACCTCCGACAAGGCCGAAGGCGGCGTGCGCGTGTACCGCATCGCCGAGGTCGCGCCGACCGCGTGATGTCGCAGCGCAACGCAGCCCAACGCAATGCCGTGCCGAGGCGCGGCATTGCGTACCGACAATCGACGTGCGACGTGGCTCGCGAAAGAGCAAAAAAAGCACGCCTGAACCGCTTGGCTTCCATCGCGAACAACGCGTTCATGTCGACGTCGCCCAACAACGGAACCACAGGATGCACACCAACACACCCATCACCGAACGCGAACAGGCCCTGCGCTGGCTGGTCGCCCACCGACGTCCCGAGATCAGCCTCGAACAGGCCCTGCACATCCTGCGCGCGGCACTGCCGCGCGACGAAGAGACAGCGCGGCTCCTGCAGCGCATGTCCGAGGAGGGAACGCCCGACTGAGACCGCAGCGCAACGCAGCCCAACGCAATGCCGTGCCGAGGCCCGGCATTGCGCACCGACAATCGCCCGCGTGACGCACTTCGCGCGCCGGATCGGATCACGCGCACCGCGCACGAAATCTCGACAAATTAAGCAAAAAGTCGCGATGAACCGCTTGGCTTCGATGGCGAACAGCGCGTTCATGTCCGCACGCACACCACTCGACAAACATCCCACCATGAACACGCACACGAACACCGCCATCCCCGCCACCGAAAACGAAAGCTGGGGTTTCTGGGGCACGATGCGCGGCCACGCCAGCGTCGCGTGGCCGCTCGCCATGATCGCCATCGCCGAGGCCACCGGCGAATCGCTCGACGCGGTGCGGGCCTTTCTCGACAGCAAGGCCGGACGGCACTTCGCCGATGAAGTCTGCGGCCATCAGTCCCACGGTCAGGCGCTCCCCGACGCGATTGCGAACACAGTCGCGGCATGGATGCGCATGACCATCAAGCGGCGCACCGCGATCGACTACGGCATCCCGCACGGAGTGCCCTACCTCACCGGCTTCGTGATGCACGCCGCGATCCACGACGAGACCCTCGAGCGCGATTGACAGCGCCCCGACGACCGAACCCTCACCCCCAACGCTGGAGTTTTCCGATGTCCTCTTCGATCGATTTCTATCTCAAGCAACTCGCGCCGCTGGTCGGCGGCACCATCACCGCGCTCGCCCGCAGCGGCGCCAGCGACGATCCGCTCGACGAAGAACTCTACGGATTCGTCGTCAAGTGCCGCGACGGCAAGGAACGCACGCTCATCCTGCTCAGCGACGACGAGGGCAATGGCCCCGGCAGCTTCATGTTCAACGAAGACGCCTGACCGTACCGGGGCCGGGCCATGCCCGGTCCCGGTCCTCGAACGCCACCACGGAGCAGGCCATGCACGAATGGCAGATCCACGTCACCGGCGTCGGCTGTATCGGCACCGTCCACGAACGCAACGAAACCCTCGCACGCTGCGCCGCGCTCAGCCGGTATGGCGAAGACGGGCCGCGCGCCAGCGCCGAGGCATGCACCTCGAAGCGCATCTATGAGGACGACGAGTTCAGCGTCGCGAAGATGTGAAGCCCCAGCCGAACGACACCTGCGCGGGATCGGGCATGGCCCGGTCCCGTTCGCTTATGCCGCGTCACCCTTCGCGCAGCGCACGGAGGACTTCCGCCGCGAGGATCGGGACGATCGCATTGCCGGCGGCGCGCAATCGAGGAATGCGCGCGGGAATCCCATGAGCCAGAAGACGAACTCCGGTGCGAGGGACCCGGCGGAGTTTGCCGTCGTGTCCGACGATCCACTCGACGTCGTCCCATGCGCTGCACTCAGGTCCAGCGCGATCCCGCGCAGCAGCGGCTCGTGCCTGCGCGTGCCGCTGCGCGAGGTCTGGCCGCCGTTCGCGCACGCGCTGGTCGGCGTCGGATACAGTCCCAGCGCGATCTGTCGGATCGCCACCAGTCCCGCCGAATTCCCCGCCCCGTTGTACCCGTCCTTCGGCGATGCGAGGCTCGTCGGCGTCGGCCACAGCGCCAGTGTCTGCGCCGCCAGATCCGGCGAGCGGTCGCGCTCGACTTCCCGGCGCGCGCCGGCCGGCGTGCGGATCGACTTGTCCGCAGAGGCCGTCGGCGTCACCCACAGCGCGCGCACCGTCGCGTACACCTGACGCGGCAGCAGATCCGTCCGCGACGCGCCGTCCTTCCTCGGTGCCAGCGACATGCCCCACGAGTCCTTGTGATCGCGCGTCGTCGGTGTGAGCCACAAACCACAGTCGATCGCGTCGATGGGGCGCGTTGACGGCACAAGCCGGGAGTACGACCGCCCGGCAGGCGTAGTCGAGACTCGCCAGGTCAGCGAACACTCGATCGAGCCAATGCTGGCCAGCCGCCGCCGCAACCTGCTCTCCCACCAGCACAGCGGGCCGTCGGGCACGGACGAGCCGAAACACGTCGGGCCATAGGTGCCGAGGATCGTGGGTCCCACCGCGCTTGCCGGCGAGCGAGAACGGCTGGCACGGGCACGAGGCGCTCCACAGTTCGACGTCGTCCGGCCAGCCGGCGAGTCGGGCGGCATAAGCCCAGCCGCCGACGCCTGCGAACAGGTGGACTTGCTTCGCGCCCGCGAGGTCGTTCGGGTCGAGGTCACGGATGTCGCGCCCATCGACGCGCCCAGGCGCAATGAGACCCGCGGCGATCTGATTGTTCAGCCATGCGCAGAGGTAGGGTTCGATTTCGTTGTAGTAGGCCGGCGCGTGCGCTGCCGGGTTCATGCGAGCGCATCCGCTGCGTCGTCGAACGGCACGCCGTCGGCTTCACGCAGGGCGGATTCGCCGCTCCAGGTCTGCCAGCGGCGCACGATCACATCGACGTACTTCGGATCGAGTTCCATCAGGCGCGCGCGCCGGCCGCTCTTGTGCGCGGCGATCAGCGTCGTCCCCGATCCGCCGAAGCTGTCCAGCACCACATCGCCCGGCCGGCTGGAATTGCGGATGCACCGCTCGACCAGCTCCACTGGCTTCATCGTCGGGTGCAGATCGTTGCGCTGCGGCTTCTTGATCTGCCACACGTCGCCCTGGTCGCGATCGCCGCACCAGTGGCGCTGCGCGCCCTCCGGCCAGCCGTAGAGGATCGGCTCGAACTGGCGCTGGTAGTCGGCGCGTCCGAGGGTGAAGGTGTTCTTCGCCCAGATCACGAACGTCGACCAGTGACCGCCTGCGGCGCGGAACGCGGCCTGCAGCGTGTCGAGTTCGCCCGAGGACATGGCGATGTAGATCGCGCCGCGGCACTGCGCCACGATCGGCGTCAGCGCGGCGAGCAGGAAGTCGTGAAAGGCCGCGCCGAGATTGTCGTTGAGGATCGGACGATGCTTGCCGCGCAGTTTGTCCTTGGGATTATTGGCATAGTTCACGCCATAAGGCGGGTCAATAAAGACCATGTCCGCGCGTTCGCCCGACAGAAGTCGCACGTAGCTCTCCGGATCGGTGGCGTCGCCGCACAGCACGCGGTGTTCGCCCAACACCCACAGGTCGCCGGGGCGCGAGACCACCGCGACGGCTTCCTCCGGCACCTCGTCGTCGTCGACGTCGCCGGCATGGTCGGTCTCCTCGCCGGCCAGCAGTTCGGCCAATTCGTCGGCATCGAAGCCCGTCAGCGACAGGTCGTAATCCAGCGCACTCAGATCTGCCAGTTCCAATTGCAGCAGTTCATCGTCCCACTCCGCCCAGGTGGCGGAGCGATTGGCGAGCAACCGGAATGCTTTGACCTGCGTCTCGGTGAGATCGTCCGCCAGGATGACCGGCACCGTCTCCAGACCCAGCAGGCACGCCGCCTTGTAGCGCAAATGCCCGTCGACGATCTCACCATTGCTGCGCGCGATGATGGCGATCCGAAATCCGAACTCGCGAATCACATCCGCCATTTTCTCGACGGCGTGATCGTTCTTGCGCGGATTGCGGGCGTAGCCGTGGATCCTGTCGAGCGGCCAATGCTCGATTTTCAACTGAGATGCGCCCATGTTTTCCGCTGCATGATTTTATCTATCGACGCCACGGACATGCCGAAAGCTGCCGCCATTGCCTTGCGCGTTGCAATGCCGTCACTGCAGCGACGGCGGATTTCGATCACTTGCTGATCGGTCAATTTTGCGGTGGGGTGAGATTCGCCCCGCCACCCGTGGTAATAGCCAGTGCCGTGCTTCCGGATATCTGCCTGATTTTCTGCGTGGGTCGCCCAGCGAAGATTGTGTGCTCGATTGTTCTTCGGGTTTCCATCGTTGTGCGCAACTTCATGTCGAGCACTCGGAGGTTCACCCAGAAACGCGAGCGCTACTAGGCGATGAATGCCGATCTTCTTTCGGCTTCTCCAAAGCTGCACATAGAGATATCCAGCTCCAGCACGCCATGGCTTCAACGCGACTTTGGTTTTTGCGTTTCGGACACGACCGTTCGATGAGACTTCGTAGCCAGCGTCCAAGCGAACGACACGCCACTCCTCCGCAGCATCGGTAGCGATGAAGTTGACTGTGGCGGATGATTCAAATGATTTGAAATTTGCCGGATTGCGCCGTGCTGCTTCCAAGCTCATACCGCCTCCGACGTGGCGTCTCGGCGCTCGGCCGCGACTGCATCGAACGACTGCCCGGTTGCTTCGAGCGTGATCGGCAGGCCCGGCAGTTGCTGACGGAGGCGTTGGATGGCGACATCGACGTACTCCGACGCGATTTCCACCGCACGGCAGACGCGCCCGGTGCGTTCGCAGGCAATCAACGTGCTGCCGCTGCCCCCGAAGGGTTCGTACACGACTTCGCCCGCATCCGAATACGCCTCGATGACGAACACTGGCAGCGCGACCGGGAACACGGCCGGATGATCGATGTCCCGACCGAGCTTGCCCTTGTGGCGCATGATGCGAATCACCGAGTCCGGAATCCGCATGTCCTGTGTGGGCTGGTGTTCGTGCGACCACGCCAGCGCCCCGCCGTCCCGGCCGCGCAGCGCGGTGGACGAGCCATCGGCGCGCAGGTGGATGTCCTGTCCAGCGAACTTGCACGGCACGGTCTTGTTCGCCTTGCGGTTGCTGCGGTTGAAGTGGAAGACGAACTCGAAGCTGGGCGCGAGGCGACCGCGCCAATCGCCCGGCAGGCCCGGCCCCTGGTCCCAGACGTACCACCCGAAGCGACGCCATCCCTGCGCGCGCATCCACGCGATCCAGGCGTCCCAATACGGCTGCACTTCGTTGTCGTCGTGGACGAGGCCGAGATTGACCAGCAGCTGCGCGTCGTCGCGCAATGCATCGTTGGCGGCAGCGAACACGCCGCACATCAGCGCGTCCCAATCGCCGATGCCGCTGGCGTAGTCGCGCTGCCGCGCGTAAGGCGGCGAGGTGATGCACAGATGTGCGGTCTCACCGCACATCAGCGTCGCGACCACGGCCGGATCGGCGGCGTCGCCGCAGATCAGCCGGTGCGGCCCGATGATCCAGACATCGCCCGCGCGGGACACCGGCGCCATCGGCGGTACGGGATCGCGGTCGTCGTCACCGTCTTCGTCGTTGTCCTCCGGCGCGTCGGCGTCGGCACCTTCGTAGTTCGCCGCTTCCGCAGTACGCAATGCGTGTTCTGTATCGCCACCAACCGTGTCGCCTTCTTCCACCAGGTCGAGCAGGCGCTCGATCTCGCTGGCGGAGAAGCCGGTCAGGTCCAGGTCGAAGCCAACCTCGGCGAGATCGGCCAGTTCCAGAACCAGCAGCGCGTCGTCCCACCCCGCGTTGAGTGCGATGCGGTTGTCGTTGATGATCAGCGCGCGCTTCTGCGCCGGACTCAGGTGCGCCAGTTCGATGACCGGCACTTCGGTCATGCCGAGCCGGCGCGCAGCGAGCAGCCGGCCGTGGCCGGCGATCACTCCGTTGTCGCCATCGACCAGGATCGGCGAGGTCCACCCGAATTCCACGATGCTCGCGGCGATCTGTGCGATCTGCGCGTCGCTGTGCGTGCGCGGGTTTTTCGCGTAGGGAATCAGCGCCTCGACCCGACGGGTCTCGACGGTGAGGGCGTGGGGCATCGTGGACTCAAAAAAGAGCCCACCGACCATCGCGCCCGGGGTCAGGGGGCGAGCGACGATGGCCGATGGGCAGGGGGAAGGATTCGGGAGGGTGCAAACGGCGCGATGCAAACCGCGAGGCGCACACCGCAAACCTGCAAACCCTGCAACCCGTGCAAACCTCGGTTTGCGGTCTGACGGTAGCGGGGTTCTGCGGCTCTGCCGCCCGCTGTTGCAGTGCGACAGGGAGGACCCGTAGACCCTGTGGGTCTACAACGGACCTCGTGGGTCGCCATCACGACCGAAGCGTGCTGCTTCAGGACGCATGACCACCGTGGCACAAAAGATACCCTGCAATCGGGGAGAGTGTTTCACCGATTTTCGTGAGGATTTACGATCCAACGCGCGCGCTTGCGTTCGATTGCTTCACGTCGCGTCACGCTGCGCAATCGCGTCCACGATGCGCGGCGGCTGGCCGTTGAGCTGCACCACGATCAGCGTGAGCGCGTGCCGCCACCGCCGCCATGCGGTGGGCTTGGAGCAGTGGTGCGCTGCGCAGATCGCGCGCCACGGCACGTAGCGGGCGCGTGCCCACACCAGCTTGCGTTGCTCCACGCTCAGCCACTGCAGCCACTGCGTGGTCTCGGCCAGGCGATCGACCGCCGCGGGCGTTGCCGGGAAGCGCAGCACTATCCGCTCGTCCGCATAGCCCTCCCACGACTGGCGTGCGATCTCGGGCCACAGGCTGACGTAGCCGGCGACCCGCGCTGCGGGCAAGCGGAACGAGGTCGCCGCGGCTTCGTGGAAGCGATGCTCGACCTCGTCGAACGTCCAGTGGGGTGTGCTCGTCATGTCCTCACCTTGCCCACGGCGGGCGGTAACCCGGCGGCATGTACTGCGGACCGGATGTGTCTTCGAGCAGGACCGTGCGAATCAGCGCTTCGCGACGGCGGTTGAACAGGTCGTAGATCTCGCCCGAGGCCTCCACCCACGCTTGCCGGTTGACGGCCTGTCGTTGTCCACGCGAGAGCGGCGCGAACGTGGCGGGCGCAGTGCTGGTCGCCTGCAGTTGACGCAGTTGCTGTTCGCAGGCGATGAAGTACCGCCGGGCCTGGCGTCCGCGGGGCGTGCGCTCCACCATCGCCAGTTCCTTGGCCATGTCCAGGGTGAGGAAGTAATCCCGGTTCGGACGACCGCGGCGATTTTTCGCCCGATTTGGCGAAAATTCGGAGGCGCGATGATTTTTCCCCCGATTGGGGGAAAAGTCCGGGTGGCCGGTGGCGCAGATGAAGTCCTCGCCTTCGACGAAGGCGTACTCGACGATCCGGTCCTTGATCCAGGTCGTGTAGTCCCGGCCCACGTCAAGGAAGCCGTGCAGCAGCCGCGCATCCACCAAGGGGACGGACTGCCCCGCAAGCTTGCCGGTGATCACGGGAATGGGTGTCATGGCGTTCATCGCACCTCCTGTGCGATGGCCCAGTGCAGCAAGGCGAGCGCATCCGCTTCGTTGTCGTCGACCGGGGCGTAGCCCCATCCGCGAACGGCTGCGAGCATCGCGTCCTTGTTCGCATTGCCCTTGCCGGTGGCGTGCCGCTTGATCGTACCCACGGGTACGCCCTGATACGGAATCGAATGCCGCTCGCACCATGCGCAGAGCAGGCCGAGGAAGCCGCCATAGGCGTGCGCGGCGTCCGTGGACGCATGCCGGCGCACTTCCTCGAACGCGAGGTGTTGCAGTCCGCCCGAGAGCGTCTGCAGTTCGTCCAGCCAACGAACAAAGCGCAGGAAGCGCATGCCGCCACCCTCGAAGCGTTGCGGCTTGAAGGATTGGGTGCCGCTGACGATGCGGCGATCGGGGGTGCGCAGTGCCCAGCCGGTGGTGGTGCCGAGGTCGAGCGCGAGGTGTGTCTGGGTCATCGTCAGGTTTCCATTGAGGGATGCCTGACACAGCCGACGCTGTTCGTGGTTCCTCCCTATACGTGCGTGTGCGCGCACGTGTGGGCGTAAATCATGAACTGCGTCAGCTGCGTCGGGCGGGTTAATCGGGATCGGCATAAGGCGTGTATCCAGACCTGGGCACGACCTTCACGCCGATCCCCTGGAAGCCCCGCACGCCAAGCGGGTTACGCCACTTTTCGATGCCGCGCGCCACGAGCAGGTCCGAGAAACGGCGCTGCGAGCCGACGAATTCGCCAGCCGCTTCGGCCCACGCCTTCCAGTCGTTGAACAACTCGCCGGTCAGCGCCTTGGCGTTGGCCTCGCGCACGCAGCGCTCGTCGATCCACCGCCCCAGCGCGTCCTCCGCCTCGAAATATTCCTCGGTCGCCGAGACCACGCTGGCGGGCGGTTGCAGCCCCGTGCGCTGCCACTGCAGGCACCCGGTCAGCGCCCAGGCGATGATGCCGTCGCGCTCGGCCAGCAACTTCTCGGTGAGTGCCGGATCCCGACGCGCGGGCGGGATCGTCACCGTGAACGGGATCAGGTGCATGCGCCGCTTCATCGCCTCGTCGACGTTGCGGATGGCGGGCTTGTGGTTGCCGGCGATCACCAACTTGAACTGCGGCGTGTACTCGAAGAAGTCCTGACGCATGAAGCGCGCCGAGACCTTGTCGCCGCCGGTGATCGCCTTGACTTTCGATTCGTTCCAGCGTCGGCCCTGCTCGGTTTCGACCGAGGCGACGAAGCGCGCGCCGCGCAGACCCGCGAGATCCGTCGGGTGGCGATCGCCGCGCGCCTCCATGAACGTGTCCATCGGCGCGTTGGTCGCGTAGTCCCCGAGGAGCGTCGCCAGCACGTTGACGAACACCGACTTGCCGTTGGCGCCGGTGCCGTAGAGGAAGAACAGCGCGTGCGCGCTGGTCGCGCCGGTGAGGCAGTAGCCCGCCATCCGCTGCAGGTATGCCTGCAGATCCGCATCGCCGCCGGTCACATCGCCGAGGAATGCGCGCCAGCGGACGCAGTCGCCGCGCGGCGTGGCCGTTGCCAGACGCGTATGGTGCTCGCCGCGGTCGTGCGGCCGGAGCCGGCCGCTGCGCAGATCGACGATGCCGCTGGGCGTGTTCAGCGCGTACTGATTCGCGTCCCAGACGTCCGCCGTCGCCGCGTGCCGACGGTCGGTGCGCGCGAGCCGCTCCACCCCGCCGACGGTGCCGCTGGCGGCGAGCTTCGCAGCGAGCCGGTGCGAGTCGGCCTTCAGCGCCGCTTCGCGACACACCGCGCGCACCAGGTGTTGGACCAGGAGCGTCTCGTCGGCCTGCCAGCGCCGCCCCTCCCACAGCAGCCACTTGCCCCAAGCCGCGCAGTAGCGCCAGTCCTCGGCGTAGCGGGTGGTGAACGACAGCGCGAGCGCGTCGTCGGTCGCCCACACCGACGCTTCCTGCGTCGGCGTGGCGGTCGCAGGCTTGATGCACATGCGCGGGCCGGACGCGATGAAGCCGGCGACGTCGAAGCCGTCGGCCAGCGCATCGGCGGCGTCCCAACCCTCGGGTTTCTCGTCGGGCGGCAGCAGGATGTCGCAGGAGATTGCGCCGATCGCGAGCGCGGCCTGCGCCGCGGCCGTCGCGTACTCCCAGCCCGGCACGTCTTTGTCCGGCCACAGCAGCAGCGCCTTGCCGGCCAGCGGCGACCAGTCGGTCTTATCGACCGGCGCGTTCGCGCCATGCATCGCCGTGGTTGCCACGATGCCGGCGTCGATCAGCGCCTGCGCGCACTTCTCGCCCTCGACCAGGACCACGGTGTCCGCGGTCGCGATGCCCGGCTGGTGGTACAGCGGACGCGGCTCCGGTGGCGCCATCTTGCGACGCTTCGCATCCCACGGCCGGAATTCCTTCTTGCCGCCCGGCGGGTCGTAGCGGTACACCACCGCGATCAACTGGCCGTCGGCGTCGAGGTAATCCCACTTCGCGGTCGCCGGGCCGAGGTCATCCATCGGCGGGGTCTTCTTCTGCTTCGTGATCGGCGTCGCGGATGCGCGCCCCAACAGGCGAGCCGCCTCTTCCAGCACGCGCGGAAACTCGGCGTGTACGTCGATCCGGAAATGCGCCGCGATCAGGTCGAAGATGTCGCCACCGTTGCCGTCGGCGCGGTCGGTCCACAACCCCGCCTTCTCACCCGTCAGCACCACTTCGAGGCTGTCGCCGGGGCTGCCGAGCGCATCGCCGATGATGAACTTGCCGCGGCGTACCTTGCCGGCCGGGAACAGCATCGTCAGCACTGCCTCCAGGCGCGCGATCAGCTCGACGCGGATCGCCTCGCGCGAGTCGTCCTGCGGGTGTACAGGCGTGGCCGGCTCGGCGTCGTTGAAGTCGAGCCAGTCATTCGCCATCGAAGTGCTCCCTCGCCGTCACGATCACGGTCGCGTGGCGATCGCGCCACTGCTCCAGTTCGCCCAGGCGGAACCGGACCAGGTGACCGATGCGGTAGTGCGGCACGCCGCGCGCGCGGCGCTGGACCTTGTTGTTGAGCCATTGCATCGGAATGCACAACGCCTGATGCGCGGCGCGCGCGGCGACCATCGGCTCGTTGAAATCGGGAAGGACATCGGGGGTCATGCGGATCTCCAGCAGCGGTCCTGCCATGCGCAGAAGCGACACTCGAAGTGGGTGGGATCGGAGAAGCTGCGCGGCAGCAGCTCGCCGGCATCGGTGGCGAGCACGATCTGCACCGCGCGGTCGGACATGCGCTGCGCAAGCTGGCCGTCGAAAGGCACGCGCTCGGCGTAGACCTCCATCGTGTCGGCGTTGATCGCGGTGAACAGCGCCGGGTGGGCGTGCAGATCGAGATACGCCTGGTACATCGCGACCTGCGCGGCGTAGACCGGCTTGGCGACGGCGAGCCGGTTTTTCTCCAGGTCGCGCCAGGCCTTGGCGCCGAGAAACTTGCACTCCCAGAGCGCCGGGTAGGCGTAGCCCTCGGGACCGGCGACGAACACGCCGTCGACGTGACCGCGCAATCGACCGTCGAGCGCGGAGAAGCCGAACTGCGTGCCGTCGTGCTGCCGCGTGCGCAGATCGAAGCCGGCGCCGCGCAGCCACGCGACCATGCTCTCCTCTAGCACGTGCCCGCGCTCGAAGATGCGCAGCATGCGGCCGTTGGTGTCGCGCCCCGCATCGACCGGCGCGTCGGCGTACTCGTACTGCAGCGCGCGCGTGCATTCGACGCCCAGGCGCGACGCGCCGAGGTAGGTGCGTTTGGGCTCAGCCGCGCGCGCCTGTTGCAGACCGATGTCGATCAGGGCTTCGAGGCGTCCAGACTCGGTCGACGATGAATTGAAATCCAGCATCGGTCGGCCTCAGAACGGAATTTCGCTGTCTTCGAAATCGTCCAGCGGCGGCAGTCCGCGAAGCGCGCGCGAATGCCGGTGCTGCTGACGTTCGTAGGCGTGGATCACCGCGTCGATGACGTGCAGCGCCTGCCGTTGGGAGTACTGCGCCAGCGGCACGGCGAAGCCGACCGCATCGGCGGCGTTGCCGAGCGCGAGCAGGCAGGCGCGCTGGGCATCGGGGGACAAGGGCAGAGTCACGGGAACAAGCTCCTCCAGCGCCGC